GAAAATAAAAAAACCACGAAACCGTTGATATAACAGGCTTCGTGGAAAAAAGGATTAGAAATATTTATTTGGGAGGATAAAAAAACTAGTCGATTATATTACAAATGAAAAGTACGGAAAACGTTGATATAACAGCATTTTCATTTTTTCGAAATTAGAAAACTATGTATTATTTTAGACGTTTAGAAAGTCAAAAGGATAGTCAAAAAAAAATAAGGCTACCCCGAAGGATAGCCTTTTACATTTTTATTCGAAATGCATCGCACCGTTCTCATCTACATAAACAGCAGCACGTTCCAACATCTCTCCATTCGAATTGAAATAGTAATATTTACCATCAATCTTGCGAACCTCTTTTGATACCATCGCTCCATTTTCAGGAATACAATAGTACCACTTGTCGAAATATGGAATCCAACCTGTTCGCATTTCGCCGTTGTTTTCAAAGAAATACCAGAAATCACCGATTTTTAGCCAGCCGATAGCCATATAACCACCGCCTTTTAGCCAAAAATAGCGACCTTGTTCGTCTTGATACCAAGAATTTTCAAGAGCATATCCGTCCTTATCAAATCTGAACCAGCTTCCATTGATTTTTACCCAATCTGATTGAGGGTAACTACCATCTACATTACGATACCACCAGCCTTTTTCATCCTCAACCCAACCGCTTGGTTGTTGAACAATTTCTGAGTCTGCAGCATAATCTGGACGAATAAATCCTACCATGTTTGTGTATGAGCGTGTACGGTAACGAGCAGGCCCACCTACTTCTAGATAGTCACTGTTACCATCTACGTTTTGCTCAATCGTTTTAAGTGTGTTACCGTCACTATCTTCAATAACAACCCCAGTATGGCCATAAGGCGATCCTGGAACATCCATTACAAAAATGTCACCAGCTTTCGCAATAACTCCTGGGCCTTCTTGGATGACCTTGATTCCTTGAGCTGCTGCAGAATCAAGTAAATCAATAGCATTACCATTGACTACTTTTCCAGTAGCTTCATACATTACTTTGGCTACTAAATCCCAACATTGCCAACCGTACCACCCGTCGAAGTTAACACCAATGTTGTTATCTGCTAAATTTCTTACATAATTGATTGCATGCGTTAAAGTAAACATAAAAATCCTCCTTTTAATTACGGTAATGTTGTCGGCCATGCTTCGCTTGTTAAGTAAGAGATTGAACTTACACGAATGTCGCCGATGTCGCTGTCTGTCGGTATTGGGTCATCAAATTGAAAACGTAAATGGTTTCCGTCAGTTGGTCCCGCTAAATACCACGTACCATAGCGTTTTCCTTTGTCGTTGTACACCGTTCCTATTAATGAAAATTCTGAGCGAAAACCCATTGGTATTTTTTGAGCCATTAAAATAAAGCAATTACGCTCGCGATCTGAAGCCTGTACTGAATATCCTGGACCACCTCGTCTAATAATTCCGAACCAGCCCCATTGAAGCCCCCCGAATTGATACATGACTGTATCGTTTTTGCGTCGAACTTTTAAAAATGAATTTCCTAACTTTGAAACAATAGGAAGAGTACGCCAGCCAGTATCACCAGTAAGAACTTCCCAGCCTTGATTGTCTGTCCCTCGTCTTTTTATCCATTTTAACGCTCCGTTTGTAACAGCTGTATCAACATAAGTTGTACCGACTGGTGCTACAACCTTACCATTTGGCATGCCAGTACCGTGGATTTCGTACTCGCTGACTTGTCCGGGATTTCCGCTAGGTGTTGCTGTGGTAGTTGGGAGTGTGATACTTCCACCGCCGTCAGATAATGTCACAACGTTCCCAGCGATGCTTATTTTTTGAGGAATACCACCGCCGTCACGACCATTCTCTCCACGAGGACCAATTGGACCAGTTAATCCTTGCGGACCAGTAGGGCCTTGTTCTCCTCGTTCTCCACGAGGTCCAGCGTCTCCTTTTGGTCCAGGAGTTCCTGTTTCTCCTCTTTCTCCTGGAATACCTTGTAACCCTTGAGGTCCAGGAGGGCCTTGCTCTCCTCGTTCTCCACGAAGTCCAGTATCTCCTTTTGGTCCAGGGACTCCATCTCGTCCTTTTTCACCAGGAAGTCCTTGCAAACCTTGTTCTCCTTTCGGCCCTCTCTCTCCTGGAGTCCCTTGTTGTCCAGGGTCTCCTTTGTCTCCTTTCGGCCCAGGAGTTAACGAAATATTTTTAAGTTCCGATTTGGTTGCGAATACGCTAGTGTCTATTTGTGGAGTAGCTTCAAGTGCTTGTAGACGTTTCAAAATTTCTGAATCGTCATATCTTGCACCTTCTACATGAATATTGCTTAATGCTTCTTGTAATTCCGCTTTTGTTACAATCTCAGTAATTGCAACGATTCGCTTACTATCTTTCTCAATTACTGGTAATTCTTTATGCTTATCGATTTCAGAAACGCGAACACCAAATGAGAATTTGTAAACATCGGCAGATTGAACTACCTTTTCAATGTATACATATCCAGTTACTGTCTCATCAACAGTAATTAAGCTAGTATCAAACGGCACTTCCACTACATTTCCTGTGACGTTTCCAATTACTTCCAAGAATCTATTGGAACGTTGAAAATGAAATAACACAACTATTTTCTTTAAGTCAGTTCTGTCCATTGTTAATTCAATTACTGCACTGTTAGTATCGTGAGAATAGAATTCGTCCTGGATGCGGTTCATGTTATTCCGAACCTTAGTAGTAAGACTGACATCCCTTTTGATTTTTTTCATACTTCCTCCAATGAAAAAGGCAGCCACGATCGTAGCTGCCTAATGATATTATTGATTGTTTGGACGGTCATAAGTCATTGCACGAGTGCTATCACTTACTCCGCTTGTTGTTGGGTCATTAACAACACCAACGATTACGAAAACTGCAAATAACGCGTTGATGAACACTAGCAGCTTTTCAGTAGTATCTCCAAGCTCTAGACGAATGTTGAATACTGCTAAGAATGTTTGAAGCAGCAATGCTAGAGCAGGAACAAGTGTAATCCAAAATGTTTTGTTTAAAATTCGTACTTTCCAGTTAATCATCATATTTCTCTACCTCTTCCACGATTAATTTTTTAATTTTGTTTTCTTGATTTTTCCTCATTTGGTTAATGTACGGCTTCAGAGATTCTGGGAACGGCAATCCAAGTGCTTCCCAATTTTCCATCAATGAGCCGATGTAACTAATAATGAAAAATAAGCAGGCCGTGATTCCAATTTCTCTATGTCCTAGAGCGCGTGCATATAGCGCTATAACCATCACCACGGCTACAACTAAGAAATGTCGCAGCAAGCCATTAGTGCTGGTCTTGCTGTCGAATTTCTTTAATTTAAAGGCTTTGATGTACCCTGATAAAACATCAAAAAATACTAACCAAAGCAGAATCTGAATATAAGGACTTTTAAACAACGACTGAAGGTGTTCATTTAAAAGTCTTAGTTCGATATCATGAGGCATTAGAGTTCCATAACCTCTACTGCCGTTTTATATTTTTTGATTTCTTCTCGTTTATTGGCATTTTCTTGCTCTAAACGTAGAATTTCATCATTGAGACTTTGAGATTTTTGCTCTAATTGAGCCTTTTCCTCTCCAAGCCTATTGATTTCTTCTTGTCTCGTTTTAACTTTTGATTCTAAATTTGAAATTTTATTTTTGATTGATTCAAGTTCCATATTTTATTCCTCCTTAAATTTTAAAGCTAATATCATCTAAACATAGCCAGTTATTATCTACATTCTTTGATTTGACGGTAACGTTTCCGTTCGTATCAATACCAACGATAGCTGTTTGATAACTATTGTTTAGGGCTTTTTTATACAGATATTTGCCAGGTCTATATCCTAAAGGTAAGTTAATGATCGCAGTATTCTCTTCAAGACTCCCTCCAGTTGCTACACCTCGAAGATACACAGTTCCATCAGCAGTCTTGGTATACTGAACCACTCCATCTCCTGCAGTTCGCCAATTGTTACGGTAAGTAGCATTGTGCCATATATCAACTTCACCACATGCAGATATCCAACCACTCCACGAATTAGCGTAATAACGGCGCATATACATTGCATCTTTATTTGCAGGCACATACATTTGGACGCAGTTATTATTGTTGTCTTGCGTTATTACTGTAACATATCCTGTATTATCAGCACCTTGCGGACTGTTAGTGACACGATACGCATAATATCCGCCTGCTGTCTTCAGATTGTTTAAATCGCCAGTAAATTTATTTGATTTTCCATCTTTTGACGTTAATGAAAATTCTTGAATTGGTTTGCCATTCGAAAGAATGCCACCTTCGACATTAAGCGAACTATGCATCGTTGTTGCTTTAAAGAATTCATTCTGATTCTTTAACTCTGGAAATCCTCCGAAACCAATTCGCCCATCTCCTAGTGCTATCAAGACTTCTGACGATCGTATTAAAATAACTGAATCAGCTAAATCACTAATCCTGTCTTGAATGACTAATCTTAAATTGTAGGGCTTATCTAACGCGTAGAAAGCACCTGAATTAATTTGACGATTGATAATCTCAGTCGTTTCATTTGCTAAATTTACCGCATCTAGCCATCGATTACTGTTCTTTTCTGAATACTGGATTTTAAGACTGTAACGATTAATATTAGACCCATTTACGATCAATGGACTAACATTAGCTAGGACAGTAGATATAACCGTCTTATTCGTTCCATTTCCTGCACGATTAGCAAGGAATGCTAAAATTTTAGGAGCATAGTAATTAGCCACATGAACTTGAATAGATTTAGAAGCTGTCCGGCCTCTTGAGTCTGTAATTTTAGCAGTAGCATTTAAAGTTCCACTAGTGTTTGCTGGAAAGTCTCCTTGAGATGCACGTACGACTAAATTTCCTAGCCTTAATTCAGTTGAAACTATTGACGATCCGTAAGCTCCCTTTGCTCCTAAAGCTTCTAGTCTGATTGTAGATTTGTCTTTGACGAAATTACCTTTTGGAATAATCTCTGCAATTTTTGATACTTGCTCTGAAGCAGTGATACTTTCCAACGTTGGAACAATATTTTTTGGAACTAAAATAGACGTCCCGTTTAAATAGACGTCTCTTCCGATAGCTGTATCGCCTTGCAAAGTTCGAACGCACACATCAACTGTTCCTGTATCGCTATTAGTAATACGATTAGCATAATCAATTGGTACTGTGAATTGCACACTAGTATCATGATTGTTACCTAAATCAATCCATGCGCTTCCATTTACGCTCCACCAAATTTGGTGCTTAAATCCAGAAGCCTTTCTATCGATTTCAACAGAAATTGGTTTTCCTAATTCCGTAGCTGATACAGAGCGAATTGCGCTTGCACGAGGAATAGTAGAGAGATTAACTGTACCGCTAAACCGACTAATATCTCCCATATCAGCAACGTTAGTTAAGCGTGCCGATATAGAAATGCTTTTAGTTCCATCATCGTTATGTGGAATAGTGATTGTATCACTTCCAAATCTGACCCAATCACTATTTCTTAAATCAAAACTCACGTATTGACTTAATATAGATTGTCCGTTGATTTCTACTTCCGCTAACGACTCATTATATAAGTCATACGCCCAAGAACTAGCTCGTTCTAACCACAACTGCCATGATACAGTAGATGTATTGTTCTCGATGCTCGTACTGGTTTCGTTTACTTCAAGCACTAAACGTACATAGCCGTTATTAGTCGTCTTAGATATTCTTACCAATTAAAGCACCTCCTACATAGGATATTGTCGTGAATTCATCATTAAATCGTTCAAAGATATGATTAGCAATTGTAACGCTATTCCAAAATGTAGCACTTACAATATTCATCGTCTGTCCTGACACAAAAGCTACAACACGACCAGAATCTATAAATTCCATTCGCTCATTTGTCGTTTTGATTTGCAACTTACTGCCGTTCTTTCCAATCAAAAATCCATCTTCAGAAAGACTAAAGTTGGATGCCAATGTATTAATCAATAGCTGAGACTGTTCTAAATTAAGCTCTACAGCTTTGGTTCGTTGGCCAAGTCCTTTAATTTCATCAGCAGTAGCCATAATGCGATTATAGGTTTCTTCCATATTGCTAAATTTGCCAGTTAAGTCACGTAGCGTGTCATTATTCACTTCGTTTTTATTAATGATTTCCATTACTTCCGCAAATTGACTTGCTTGCTCTCGATTACGACTTTCAAATTCTTGCTGTAATCTTTTAAGTTCCGCATCGTCCTTCTTTAATACAGGCTCCCATTTACCATTCGTGTAAATCTTTGGAACATCTTTACCTTGAGTGCTCGTGTCAGTCCATAAATCTCCAGCACTAGGATTAGCTGGAGGAGTCGGTCCAATGGATTTATTGACGATAAAGTCTTTGATAACAATAGAGCTACTTGTAGCAACTTGATTTCCTTCGATTGCCTCACAGATAAAAGTAGCCTCTCTATCAACATCGTTGACGGTAATTGATAATTCATTGCTGCCGTTTTTATGTTGCTCATTCCATGCTGCATCGTCTGTTCCATACTTGCTCACACGTTTCCAACGATATGAAAAACGACTATTCATTGGAATATCCATCTTGCTAACCCCAGCAATTAACTTAGTAGCTATATTGTTGTTTTGGAATACTACACCTTCAGTAGACTGGATTTGCATTATAAAAGGTACTTCAGTAAAGTCGAATAAACGTTCTTTTACTAAAGTACTTAATCGTTGTACCCTGTCAGAGATTGTGTCTGGATTTTCAACTACATTAGTAATAGTTACTTTTCCAACATTAGGCTGTGAGAGTTGTTTTCTCAATTTAGCAATTCTAGCTTCAATCTGAATAGCTGGCTGATATTCATTGTCCACGATAGACGCACTGTCACCAATCGATGTTCCTTCTGGAAGTAGAGTGATATCAACTTCGTACGTAGACTCTGGATAAGCTCTTTTTTTTAGCTGACGAAATGTTTCGTCAAATAGCGTTTTCTGTTCTTTAGCTTCGCTATTGTAAACATCTACAATATAGCCACCTTGTGCTGCGTTAACACGTTTCCAACGCTCGTTTTCTAACGTATCAAATAACATTCCAGTTGAATCAAGAATATATCTTCCGTTAGGATCAGTGAATTCAAATCCTGCTAGTGTTAAATCATCCGCGCCAATTCCTCTTAAAGCTGTAGCAAGATGTTCAATACTTTCTTTCTTAGTAATCTTACTTACGTTAATTCCATACTCTAGACGAATCTTCTTATCTTCTCCAATGCGCTTATGGAAATTGACAAGTTTGCGGTGTACTTTTCCATGTACAAATTCGTAACTGAAACTAAGCTCTACATCGAATGCTTTAGCAATCCTTCTCATGCGCTTAACAGCAGTCTCAAACCCTTCAGTTTTGATACTTCGCTTACTTCCGTTTGGAACAGCATTCACTCCGATTTCCCATCCGGAATCTAGAGAAGCTAAAGCAAAATACTCTCTCAGAGTTCGAGAAGTACCGTCTAGTGGCCATACTGTTTCACCAAGCAAGTCCAGTCCACCATCCTCACAGTAGAATGTCTTGCTGTCGTTATCTTGTTCAACAGATACAATCTCGAAGCCTCGCGTCTGACTTCCGTCCATAACGAATACATAGCAGCCATTGATGATTTTCTCAAGTTCTGGATTGCCGTCTTTATCGACAGTAAACTCATAAGTTCCAACTCCAGTATCTAGATCTTGCTCAAACCAATCATCGTATGCGATTAAACCTCCAGCTAAGTCGAAACTTAACTGGCAGAGTGTTTCATATTTTCTATTAGTAATAGTAATCATACCCAGCACTCCTTAAACGTCGCATCTACGACTGGTATTTTATTATCATCTCCAAGGACAGCAACTTCTGTAGTTCCTACATTGATTGCAAATACCTGGCTTGCAGCGTTAATGTACTTACGCTCACCGTTAATCGTAAGTTTATTTTCTGCACTATCAAACACCACTAAGTCATTAGTGTTAATCACTACAGGCCCATTCTCATAGCCATATTGAACGACTTTACCGCTTGGATGAGCGAAAGATATCATCTTATACGGCTTTCCTGCCGTTAATTTGTAAGTAGGATACACTGGAATAGTTCCTTCATTGTTGAAAATCAACTTGTTCGATTCGCGCTTAGCTGTCTTTTCGGTTTTAGAGATAGCAAACGGATTGAAGCAATGAATTTCGAATGAGCCTTGAGCGTATCTGAATGTAATTAAATTAAAATCACTAGTTCCAGAGACTGCCCCTTCATAATAAACGTCAGGTTGATATCCAAACTCAAACTTGCTAATGCCAGGCACTAGCAACGCTCTTTGAATCGCGATTTTACTTTTTTCAATGCGATCACCTAGAATTGTGAATTGAACCTTTATAATTCGCTTTCCGAATCGTCTACGAATGAAACGTTCTCCATCAACTAGAGCGTATTTTCGAGAGGTTGAGATTACTTCTGGACTAAATCCAAAATCAATGTTATTAACAATCATTAAGTTCCCAAGCTCCTGCCCATTAACTTTAAAACTAAACATTAGCTTTCCCCTCTCTTTCTACGTTCTCGTCTATCTAATCTGCTTTGCTCATTGGTTACATAAGGAGTGATTTGCTTTCCGACAACTTTGCCATCTAGCTCAACTGTCGTATGCAATTCTATTTTTTGATTTGAATCTTCTGGATCATAGCGATGGTTATCTGGATTCCATGAACTCATTTGAGAAGTTTGTTGTCTTGTGAGTTCCACTCCTCCGACTGTAGCGACGTTGCTGTTGAAGTCTAATTCGCTGTAGAACTCGTTATTCAAGTACTTATCAACGATATTATTAACTTCTTCTGCGATACCTTTAACCGTATCTTGAACATCGCTGAATCCGTCTTTTAATCCAGAACCAAATCCGTCCATAATAGCATTACCTGCTGGGATTAATAATTTTCTATCGTACTCGATTGGACCTTTATGGTCTCGAATCCAGTTAGCAATTCCTCCAACGAAGTCTGTAACAGCTCCCCAAGCAGCTTTTAATCCACCGAGAAAGCCATCCATGATAGCTTGCCCAGCTCCTGCTAAGTCGATGTTCCATAATCCGTCAAAGATTCCAGTAATTCCAGAAACTAAAGAGGAAACAGCATTCGACATAGCGTCCCAAGCAGCTTGCGCTCCAGTCACTAATCCATCGATAATCCCTTGAACTCCAGAAACTAATCCATTCCATCCGGCAATAGCTACCGATGAAATAGCGTCCCATAGTCCGCTTAAGAATGCAGCCATTCCATTAAATGTGGCTTGGACACCTCCAACAATTGCGCTTACTGCTCCTGAAAAGATTGAAGTAATTCCATTCCACATCATTGATATCCCATTTGAAATTCCATCCCAAATAGCACCTAAATCCGTTCCTAATTGCCCGAAATTAAGTGTTACTAAATCAATGATAATTAGGATTGCTCCCAGGAATACTGATTTGATAACTTCCCATACTCCAGTTAAGTATGTAACATATCCATCAAATATTTGAGAGATTCCTGAACTCATTCCGTTCCATAGACCCATGAATGCGTCGATAAATGGTTGAACAACCGCCATAATTGCGCCAGTGATAGCACTCCAAATAGCCGTTGCGACACTTACAATACCTTCCCAAATGGCTGTCGCTGTTTGAGCGATATTATTCCAAGTATCAATTAAGAAACTTGAAATAGAAGTCCATGCGCTAGATAGGAATTCTGTAAAACCTTGCCAAATGGCCTTTCCTGTCTCTGTCTGAGTAAAGAACCAGGTTAATGCAGCTACTACAGCAGCAACCCCTACAATTAAGGCTGTAAATGGATTAGCTGCCACAACCGCATTAAATAACCACCATGCGGCTCGTGCTACTTTTAACGCTGTTGTAAATTTTTCAATTGCACTTCGAACAGTATTTACTATCAATAGTGCGGTGAATCCTCCTACGACACCAGCTAGTACTGCCGTTACAGAATCGACTGCTGCAGGAGTTTGGTTAATCCAATCTACAAACTGCTTAATCCAGTCAGTTACTGTGCTAATAGCACCAGTAATGCCTTCGAATGCTGTTCCTAACTCTCCAACATCGCCACTAATTCCAAGAATGCCTTTTAATTTGTCTATAAAGCCTCCAAACAAGTCACCAATACCACCTACTGCACTCTTAATGTTTTGGAATGCTGTAGAAAGGTTATTGATAATCGTTTGTGTAGTAGATTCACCGAAAATAGCTGTTAATCCTTCTTTGATGGCGAATCCTAGCACTTCTGGAATGGCTTTAACCGCATTTTTTAGCAGTGGAATGAAGTTTCCAAAAACAAACGTTTTAACGGTTTCTTTTAAGGCCTCTAACGATGGTGTTAAATCCTCTCCAAGGGCCATATTTCCAAGCACGTTTTGTGCTGCAGCCTTCATGGATGCAAATGAACCGGTGAATGTAGTAGATGCTTCTTTTGCGGTTGTTCCGGTAATGTCTAAGTTTTCTTGGATCGCGTGGATTGCTTGATAGACATCAGATAAGTTATTGATATCGTATTTAACTCCAGTGAGTTTCTGAGCGTCAGTAAGAAGACGTTGCATTTCTTCCTTAGTACCACCATAGCCAAGCTTTAGGTTATCTAACATGGTATAGTTCTGCTTGGCAAATCCTTGATATGCAAATTGAATGCTTTCCATCGATGTACCCATCTTATTAGCATTATCTGACATATCAATCATTGCCATGTTTGCTATCTCTGCAGCCTTCCCAGTATCACCACCAAGAGACTGCAACAGACTTGCGCTAAATCCTGTTACGGATTCCATATACGCATTAGCAGACAAACCTGATGTTTTATACGCTTCTTTAGCGTACCCTTTAACGATATCGGCACTGCCTTTGAATAACGTCTCAATCCCACCGAGAGATTGTTGAAGTGCTGCACCCTCGTTTAATGAAGACGATATTGTATCTTTTAGGACCTTCCCAATACCGATTGCAGCAACCATCTTAGTGACTGTTCCAGCAAAGCTTTTCATAAAACCTTGCCCAGCTCTATCTCCGGCACCGACTACTTCTGTTCCCATAGCCTTTTCAATCATACCTTTGATTCCGTCAGCCGATGGGATTATCTGAACATAAGCAGTACCTAATTCTGTTGCCATTAAGTTTCCTCCTTCCCTAATAATCTATTTCTTTCTCTTAAGAACTCCTCGCCAGAACTAAATGTCTGAGTATCTGACTCTGATTTGCGCTCATCTATACCTAATAGTTTTTCTAGAATCGATTGAGGTACATTAATACCTTTTGAGCCATCTTTCGTCTTCTGCCATGCTAGTATGCTTAATCTATCCACAGCGCAAGCGAGTAACGACTCTTCTAATGTGATTCTATTTCCAGACATGATCATCTTAATTCTTGAGTTTTGTCTTAAACCTAAAGAAAAAACGGCCACCGTTAAAACTGGTAGCCGTCGATAGTCATAGATATGATAAGTTTCTGCTAAGTCGCAAATTAAAGCATCTTCATCAGTCACAATCATTCTTGCAAGGGCCATTATTTTTTTAAGGCTTTAGCCTGTGTGAAAATCTCAGTAATTTCATCATTCATTTTCTGAATGGATACACATCCATTTTCATCTCGTACATGATCTTTTAATGCAGCCGCTGCAGCAGGGCCTAGAACTTTTTTTACAACTTTAGAAATTAGAAGAGGATTCTCTTCTAACTCTACAAGTAGTTCTAATAGTTCATAGTCATCGTTAATTGTGCTTTCATTGATTTGAAATTTAAATCCGGAAGATGTTTTCCCTTTAATCATAATTAACCTACTTTCTTAATGTATTCATAGTGAGTAATTCCGTCACCATCAGGAAACGCTGATAATGTAGTTTCGTAACCGATGTTTCCGGCACCTTCATATTTTACCTCTCCTACTTCTGACACTTTAGCCAGCGGAAGTACCATACGTTTAATAACTCCGTCTTTAAGAACCATATCAACCACAAATGATTTTTCTTCGTAATCTTCAGCTTTAGATTTTACTGTGATTCCAGTTTCCAGAGTTCCTGTTACGTTTTTCTCACCATAAATCAATTTCAATACGTGAATGTTTAACGCTTCGATTAGAGTAAATTTGAATTTGTCCTCTTTTTCTTTCAATGCTGTATTTACAATTGCGCCACCCCATTCTTGAATGTTCTCAGAAGAGGCGCTGTTAGCATTTGCTAAACCTTCTTGAGATACGAATCCTAAGTTTTGGAACTTAACATCTAACGTTGCTTCTGCGTCAGTAGGTAAATCTGTTCCTTTTGGTGCCATGTAAATAGCGCCACCAATTTTTGGTTTAGCTGCGGTTACATTACTCGCGTTGTTTTTATCTGCCATATTTTTCCCTCATTTCTAATAATGTCTAATATCAAACACTGCTTGATATCTGTATTTTTTCGATTCTGTATCTGTATAGTTATAGTCGCTGTTTAAGCTAACATCAGACACGTCGTTTAATTCAACTAGCTGTTCAACTATCTCTTTCACAGTCTCATTTAACAAAGAAGCCTCGTACATCGACTTCCCATAAGATTGGAAAGCAAATGTAGAGGCTAATAATTTATTTCGCTTAGAGCTACCTGTTTTTTGAATTAATACAAATTTATCTGGCATCTTAGGTGCAAGCTCGAATACAACTGGGCATTCCAACTTGCTCATCATGAATTTTCTAATTTCAATCTCTATCAACCTCTCACCGCCTTTAATAATGTATTGTGTTTCTTATTATCCTTTTTAGCTTTAACTGTAGCAGCTTTAACTCGTCCTGTGGCACGTTTCTGACCGATTTGAGTATCTGCTTCATATCCAGTTCCTGCTCGACTAGCAATCTCGTTTGCACGCTCGCTAATCATATTTTTTACAGGTTCGGATTTTAAGAACTCACCAACACCTTTAGTGTTTAGCTTGAATTTAAATGAGCTACTCATATCTTTCCACCGTCACTTTCTTGTGCCAGGCAGTTGGTACCATTGACTCAATTCCTTCAACAACTGGTCCGAAGGTTCGAAACGTTTTCCCAAAGAATTTAACTTCCCTATCTTCCCAGTTGTGCGTATCGCCTTTAGGAATGCCAAGCGTATAGACTGCTTTCTTTCCGTACAATTGAACCTGGTTAATGACATCAGTGGCCTCAGTAGGAGATACTAGGACATTCTCTACTTGGATTTCTACATCATCGTATGTTGCAGCACCCATTTCATCCTCACCAGTTTTTACACGATCTACTAATGTGACAGTAATTCCTTTAATCATAAAATTCTATCACTCCAATCCGTTGCTTAGTGAAGCCTAATCGCTTCAATTCTGCATTCTTGATGAAGATACCACCACCAGGCACGAGATACGAGCCACTAACTGAGTAGCCTAGAGCGCTTTGGCTAAATTGAGTCATCGGCTCTTGTTCTGTAGAAGTCATTAATGTACGAGCTACAATATCAACTACCACAGATTTAACAACGTTCTCATAACTAGAACGTTCTACAACCATATTGTCTAAGTCTTTTCCATAACGACGAGCCTCTTCCCTCAGCATGTCAGATACAGTGGCAAGAAGTGCATTCGCTCTATCAATTTCAGACGGTTGCAGTCGTTTCCATAGTCGCTGTAAATCGTCTAAAGTCGCAAATGAGTTCATTAATCATCATCCTTTGCTTCTTTCTTCGGTTTAGCTTTTGCTTTCTTTTCCTCAACTGGTTCCCATGAGCCAGACAGCACGCTATCTGACTCAACGATTACACCAGTATCCACATTTCTATACTTCATAAGCACGACCTACGCTTTAACACGAGCGAATGCTTTTTCGTCTAGGATTCCCCATCCGATATACGCTTCTGCACGTAAGCAGATTTCGTTGTGTGCTTTCAAGTCGCGTCCTACACCGTCAGGATCACCATATTGGATAATTTCCATAGGAATGTTATCAGCGTAACCCCATTTGAAACGAGTTTCGAAATCACCAACAATTGCGTGATCTGTCTCGGCAGTTCCTCCAGTCACTGTTAAGTTTTTGCTCATATCAGAAGCCATTCCATAGAATGATTTAGGATTTTGACCAAATCGGAATTCAGGGTATTGAGTAACACCGTTAACTTTGATTTTAGATAGTGCTTGTCCACCTGTTGGAGATAAAGCAATACCTGTGACGTCATTTCCGTTAGCTACTACTGTTTGAACTGCAGCGTCGATATTGTCGTCGAAAGTTCCTTCAACGTAAGTAACTAAGTTGCTCTTAACTAATCCGTCGAATGAGTTAGTGTCGCGGAAAGTTGCGTCTGTCATTGTTTTAGGCTCTAATCCGTGAATTGCTGCAATATCGAATGCTTGAGCAATTTTCTTGGCAAATCCGTCAGTGAATGCTGATAAGAAATCAACTTGTTTCTCTTCAGAAGCACGTAAGAATTCGTCTGTAATACGAGCTTGATAAACGAATTTTAAAGGTTTGATGATTACAGATTCAAGTTTTGCTTCTCCAGCTTCTTTCTTCTTACCTTCACCTACGATTTGAGCGTTACCTTCTAAGTTGAATACCATTTGCTCAGTTCCATTAAATGGAATTGGTTTTTGTTGAGATAACGATGCTAAAACTGATTTGCCTTGCACTTTAGAAAATAAATCTTTAACTAATTCTGGTTTAAAAAATGTTCCTGCTTGTAATGTTGGCATATATTTTCCTCTTTTCTTTTTGATTATTGGTTTAATTCTTGTAACATTTGTCGCATTGCTGTTGTTCTTCCATCGCCTACGACTGGTTCAATATCTTTCAATGGAGCGACTGGTTTTGGTTTGATAAATGCAGATAAACGTTCCGCATCGGCTTGCAAGCTCTCTTCGTCGCTACCTTGTAATCTGTCTACCAACTCATACGGAAGACCGTTGCGCAATGCAATTTGAGTACGAAGCTGTGTTCCTTTGAACTTCTCAACAACTTGGTTAACTTCTGCTAGTTCAGACTCTTTAGCGCTAATAAACTCGTCTTTCTCAGCTAGTAGTTTGCTGTTGCTGTCGATTGTTGCTAGTAACTCAGCGTTCGTTGTTTCCAATTCCTTCACACGAGATTCTAGTTTCTCTAATCCGGCATACTTCTCTTTCTGACGAGCGAGTCGTTCACCAATGATTCGGTCTAGTTCTTCTTGTGTTTCAATCGTTTTAAATTCAGGCATGTTACTACCTCCTTTCTCCGCGTTAACCTGCGCGTACAGTAATTTTTTTATTAAAAAAAGCCACTACATAAGCAGTGACCTTTAGTTTAATAACTGATTTTTTGTTTTTTCTTTGGCTTAGATGTTGCACAAAGCCAATGCGCTAACAATGCGCTATCCATAAGACTGATATCTACATCATCGAAGTGTGAACGATATCCAAATCCACCATTTGAACCAATATTCCGTTTGTCACAGTTAGTTACAACCTTAGATAGTGATGGTTGCCCTGAGTGACAAATGGTCTTCTGATACACGCCTTGCTCAAACATAGCGTTTGCTACGATGATTTCTTTAACAGTAGGCAGCACTACATTCCTTATTCGGAACTCTCTCAATTCATCATCAAGAACTTTCTGTCCACTAGCACCATCTATAGCGATTTGAGACGGTTTAGCTTTCCTTAAGAAATCAACTATCCATCCATTACCATTTCGAACAGATTGACAATCGACAGTTTCAACGAAGATATCATCAAAATCTGTCCTAATAGCAATACTTAAGGCTACGTTAGTACCATCTTGCCCGTACTTAATTCCAACGAACATAGGGCCTTTAAACTTAGGTACTTCATCAAGCCTAAGAGCCTCCCACTCAGCTTCTGAGATTGCTGATTTTTGGTTATATGTAGGCCAAAAACCAAGACGTTGGATATTATGGTCCAACTTATCGTCACCGAGTTCGGCTTCAATCTTCCGTTCGTCTAAGTGATATCCCATTGAAGGATTGGAATTGTACCAAGCTTCAATGTCTGATATCTCTTTTTCAGTAGATACAGACCACTCTGCCCATCCGGAATACTTACCACGGCCAAATAGACATGTTTCACGGAATTTGCTGAATACCGTTCCGCTTGAAACTGGAGTTGGAGGAGTTCCGCACATAACAGTAATTGGATTATCACTGTCAGTAACCGTATATTTCAACGCTGACTCCTGCTCTGTCGTGTATTCTTGAGCTTCGTCTATGATCATGATGTCAAATCCTTCACCAAGTCCACCGTTCGATGTACGAGTCCTGAACTGCAGCACTCCTTCTGTATTAGTTAGAGCGATTCGTTCTTGTCCTTTAGCGCGGATTGATGTGAAATCTTCTCCGTCCACATATCCCATCTTCTCTAAATACCGCTTAACCTTCTCGAATGAAGAGTGTGAGGTACTAATTCGATGAGCTGTGTGTAATATATTCAAACCTTGGTGTAACCCCCAAAGTTCAAGCATATAAAGAAGTTCGGATTTTCCGTTCCGTCGTGGAATGGAATATCCGAACTTCTGATGGACCCATAGTCCTTTTTTATCAACAGCCATCATAGCCTCTAGCAATTTCTTTTGCCAGATATAGCTGCTTAATCCTGTTTTCTCATAAATTTCTATAGCTTCCTTACTGAGAGACCTTTTCTTAACGTAAGGTAGGATGACTGATTGTGTAGGAAGCTGATTACCATATTTCTTTCTAGCCATTCACTCATTCCTTTGTTTAAAATCTCTTTAACTCTTTCTAAAAACAAAGAGTTATCAGTTTTAATAAATAACATCCGGACTATAACGTTGGATATCATCTTCATTTAATGGAATTCCTGTTTTTAAAGAATTTTCTAGTCGTTCAATAGCTTCTTCTATTTCTTCTGGGTATTGGTCTATGTTAACAGGATTAAAAAAAATAGCATCTTCTAAAGAAACGTTGAATTGTTTTTCATAGCGTTTCACAAGTTCCTCTGAAAAATATTTTAAACGATCATACACATTGTTATACATATTTCTATCCTTTCAATATCAAGCCTACTGTCAAATGTAAAAAATCTAAATCATCTTTTATTGTTTTTAATACCCTCTCATTTGTTGCAAAATCGATTGACTGAAGAAACTTTTCCGAAGGTTCAAATAATCCTTGCAATCCCATGCTTAATACTTCCGTGAAGTCGGGATATTCCTTTCCGATATAAGGAGAAATAAAATTATCTTTTTTTGTTACTTCTGTTACTCTATACTTAATATTTGGGAAAATCTTTTTTAAACTGATAGGATTCTCTCCAACAGTACGGCTATCAACCCATTCTTTTTCAATTCGTAATACATTAGGGTTTGACCATTCAATCAAATGTCCAATTTCATGATATGGAACAGTTTTTCTTATTCCGTCTGTGGCTAGGGTTAAATATCCATCTTTATAATCAGGATATTTTTTGTCATACGCATTTCCTTTTGAATTAAGCGCGCTTGGATGAAAAAAGCCTCGTTCGGTTTTTCTTGCTAATATTTTTTTATTATGCTTTTCGGGAATTTTCGACCATTCTTTTGGATAATATGAAAAAGCTTCCTCTAACCCATCTTTAACGACTTTTGAAGAACCTTTCGCCCAAGAGTCGTTAGAAACTGAACCGCCCATCTCTCTAAAATTTGAAAAAATCGATTTCAGTTCATCTTTATTGCCGATATGATTAACGATATCGAAATGGTTTGAAACTTGTTTTCCTATTTCAATTATATCATTCGGAGTTGCTTTATTTAAATCAATTTTACTCAAAGCATCTTTGATTTGTTGTAACTTATATTCGTCAATCCTTTTGCTAGACTGAACCGCTACATCTTCCTCACTCCACTTTTTACTCCACACATTTTGCTTTTTACCGTTACCTGGATGATAGTCTAATGTGCAAGTACATCTATCATGCCGTCTGAATACATCTTTGTTAACACCCGGATACGTGTAAACACCAGCTAATTTACTACACCAAGCGCAACAATTACCGTCAGTTGTTCGAACAATCTTTGGTTTTAATCCAGATTTAAAATGGAAGTCTGCATTTACTTTGATATGATTATCCACGATATTTTGGTTGAAGTTAACGATAGGCTCTTTAAGAATCCATGATACATCTTCGAACTTTTCCTCGTATGACAATCGATTTACTAGTCCATTAATTCTTTCTTGATTTATAGGTGCCTGGATGGATTTTAATCCAATCCCAGCCTCCTTATTTAAAATCTCTTGAACCTGCTTTGTGTATGAACTTACCATCTTGTGGTTAGTGCCTAGAGTTTCATTCAAAATGCGACTAGCAATGTTAAAATGCATCTTTCCATCAGGAAGAATCGAACCACTAATATTAATTTGAAGTGCCTCAGAAAGAATCTGCCCTAATTTAGTTGAAAATTCATGAGCGTCTATAAAGTTAGCTTTACCACTTCGCGCTAGAAGTAGTAACCTCTCTAATTCTGCACTCTTTTCAGCCTTGCTAAAGAAATCTGCTTTAATTTTCTCAAGAAGTTCAGGTACAATGTCATATTCATACGAAATATCATAATTATTCATTGTCTTTACCTTCAACCTTAGTATTATTCAACATGTATTCAGCTTCTTTTTCACTCATTCCTGTTGAAGCGAGCAGTGATATGCCATTTTCCTTTGAAAGTACACCTTTTTGGTAATTGCTTAATAGTGAAGTTATTTCGTAAGTTGAAATAATCCTATTTTTTTGCTTGTCAGAAGCGTCATCAGTAACTTTCACTTTTTGCTCTTGTGTGTCTTGAACTGGTTTTGCTTCCATATTTCCTTTGATACCAGTCAAATCGCGAATTGTTTCTGCTGTGATATATCCTGGTAGTACCTGATTTACTTTAATTGCGCCGTCACCAAGCATAGTTAATGTGGATGCGTCTGCTTCAAATAATGGTTCCCATTTAACTTCCGCTTTCATAAATTCCTTACGCATATATCTGAAATCATCACGCAAGCAAACCGCTACATAAGCTACATTTAGCAAACCAGACCCAATAGAGCGATGTGCAGCCTTCCCAGCTAGCCTTAAGTTCTCATGACTTGCTTTAATGGCCTCAACACTAGATGGATTATCAGAAGAAAACCCTAAGTCATCCATAGTTAATCCCGTTTCTCCTGCAAATCCAGAAGCAGCCATTTTTAATTGCTCAACGAACGGAGTCATACTTGCAGTAGTAAACTGCCCAACAGACGGTTTATCACCATCATCATCCTTTGTGAACATAATAAAGCTTGAAATAGTTGCTTTTAGGCTTTCCACCGATTCTGCGTCTTGGCTAACCCCTAGAGCATATTTTTGAGGGAATGAGTAAAATTCAGCAGTAATCTCTGAACGCTCAATTGTTCTCTGAGCTGTTTTTTGATAAGAAATTCCAGATTTAGTAATGCGCGAGCGTCCAAACGGTCTACTTGCATCAGGTCTATGGATAATAGGCACTAATAATGGAATTCCTGTTGGATTTTCGATTGAGTACGGCTCTTCTCCTTTTGGATAAAATATCGTCTCGTTTGGAGTGAAATATGCTTCTAGCAACGGTTTATCATAATCATCTCGTTTGAGTACAGCGTATCCTTCCGTTAATAAATTAGTAATTGGATCTATAATACCTGTTGCATTGCTTGCCTCAATCACTTGTAATCTAGGCATTCCCTCTTCGTCCTTAGAAACGTATATAAAGCAACATGAACCAATTAATGCGGATAAAATCGCTGAATCGAAGAAGATATCTGGATTGTTATACTGGAAGATGTCGTTTATGTTAAAATTATCGTTCGCAAATTCCCTGAAAATCAATCTGTCGGCTAAGCTGTCTACAGCTTTTGTTGCCCATCCTAGTACAGCCTTATACTTATCCCTAATTTGAGCAGGAATAGTAATTCCGTCTGTATTATCAAATTTTTCCATAGAATAGTACTTATATCGCGTTTGAACTCCAGTGCGATATCCGTCTAACTTCCTACGGAGATATGCTTTACCTTTCAATTCCATGTTTATTCTCCTTTTTTGAATTTTGGCGCGAGAAAATATGTACAATACTGCCTGGGAGGTCGCCAGAGACACGAGGTAGGTTCCCCTCCCCCCTATCACTCAGGTTTGTAATTTGCCCAATCTCTTGTTTGTGGCAAATTTCGGTTCCCGAGGACTTGTTTAACTTCGCGCGCTTGATTAAATAACTTATCTGATTTTTGTCGGTTGCACGTCCAGTGGGCGAGCTGTAGATTCTCAATGTCGCTTGGATGTCCACCTTTGTTTATTGGTACGATGTGGTCAATCACTGGTGACAGTGGGTGTGGATACTTAAGCTTGAAGTCTACAGGCTTTCCACAAATTCCGCAGACGTTCTGAGTCTTGAATATCTTCTTCTTATTCTTGTCGAAGGCTACTCGATGTGGTCCAATCCTATCTTGTCTTACCATTTCAATTCATCCTTTATTTAAATTTTATGCAGCAGGGTCATTTTAACCCTACCGGGTTTAATTGCATGGGGGTGTTTTTATTATCGTACCGCCATTTTTAAAGGGGTGGGGGTATTAAAAATTCAAGGGTACGGGGGTATTCTTGAATTTATCATATCTTACATTGTGTTAAATTCGAGCAACGCTCGAAACCATTGATTTAATAATGTTTATTTAACTTTTCTTTTTTGAATTTACAAATTCTCAATATGTTAAATTAAACAGCTCTACAAGTAGAAATCGTCCATTGATTTATCCTGTTGATCTTGTTGAATTCCGATGTATCTTAATGTAATATCCGGACTTGCATGGTTGAATAGAACCATCAACATGGCTACATCTTTATTGTTTTTGTAATGATGATACCCAAACGTCTTCCGCATGGTATGAGTTCCAACGTTCTCTATTCCAATATCTTCTGCTGCAGCTTTGAGAATGTAATAAGCAGCTTCACGAGTTATTGCTTTATTCTTTCCTTTTCTGCTTTTGAATAGATAATCATGAGGGTTCATATCTTTGATGTACTCTTGTACTTCCTTTTTGAAAGACTTGTTCATCTTTCTTTTGAGAATCTTGCCTGTTTTTAACTCTCTGATGTTCACGTACTGCCCTTGAACATCCTTAGCTTTCAATTTAATAATGTCACTGATTCTTAATCCAAGATTAATTCCAAATACGAACAGCATGTAATTACGTTCGTTCCATTCTTTTAGATAATCTTTCATAGCCTGGATGTCATCAGGATCGCGAATAGGTTCTACGAAGTTCATACTGTTTCCTTTCTTAAAAACTAAAGAGCGTACTCATCAGCACGCTCTTTGACAGTTTTTGTTGGTTTATCTGGGGAATTACCGTGAGTGGAGTCGAACCACTCTACATCCAACACGGCACTGTTAGCAGTCGTCCATGCTGCTAACGTGGCTACACCTTTTTCAGGACTGGCTTTTTAAAGATGTTTCCGCATCTCTATCCTTGTATCTACACGATACCACAGTACATATTATAAACTTTTTCTCTCAAAATGTTTTACAAACTTTTTTTAGTCATTTTCTACAACAAACACAACTAATCATATTCAACATCTTCCGATGTTCCATCTTGATATACATCCACACCTAGTGCGTACGCTAGTTGTTTAATTCCTTCCATTCGTATATCTCGAATAGTGAATTCACTGTAGTTCATTTCACTTCCGATTAGTACATCACTTTGCTCCTGAATTAATGATCTATAAATTACTACTCGGTTCACTGATGGGATACTGTTTAATGCTGCATTAACACGTTCAACATAATCTTTGAATTTCTTCCCTACAGTATCGCTCCACAGCGCAGCGTCTTCTGTTGATGAGTGAAACTCATTAGTGAATGAAGGTGGGACAATCGTATACTGAGGAGTGATGCGAGGCTCACTCTTCAGATACAACTTGTTTAACGCGTTCTTATATCTACCGATGACTTTCATCACCTCTCGCTTTGTAGCTTTATAATCGAGTTCCGGATAATCAAATAGGTGAATACTCTCCAAATACTTGCACCTCGATTCATTAGAATGGCAAGTCATCGTCTGATACTCCATTGAATGGACTTTCTTCGATTGGTTGAACTGCATTGTTTCTAGATTCTGTTACTTTCTTTGATTCTAATAACGAGAAGTTCTCAGCAACTACTTCTGTGATGTACTTTTTACTACCATCCTTCTCATAACTTCTTGTTTGGATTCGTCCTTCGATTCCAACTAGTGAACCTTTATTCGTGAACTTAATAAAGTTCTCTGCAGCAGTAGACCACATCAAGCAATTGATGAAATCTGATTCGTATTCACCATTTTGATTTTTGAATTTCTTTTGTACTGCAACACTGAACTGCGTGTACTTAGTACCGGTTGTTGTAAATTTTAGCTCTGGTTTCTTTGTTAATCTGCCTACTAGCACAACGTTATTAATCATTTATTTACCTCCAAATATTTTTCGTGAGCTTTCAAATCGCCTTTTAAAATTCGGCTCACTCGTTTGAATTCTTTAATCGCTTGAGACCTCATAGGTTTAATTCCGTCCTTACGAGCCTCGTCTGTTTCTGGGATATAGTATCCAGTTCTGCCATTACGTTCTCCGATGATCACAATACCGTATCTGTTAACTAACGTATCAATTACTTTCTTAACTCTACGTTCCGACAGCTTAGTAATACTTGAAATGTCCACTCGGTTAATTCTTCGAGTATCGCTTACTGGAATTAGTCTTAATACCATTCGTTCTTCCGGACTCATTCGTTCCATTAACAGCTCTCCTTCAATTCTTCTAATCTGTCTACATTAAATCCAGACCAGGCGTTTTCGAAGTATTTATCTAATGTCACTACTGGAAGCTGCTGGAAGCCGTTTAATTTAATTTCTTCTAGCTTTTCTGGGTGTTCAGATACATCCACTGTCTCAAATTGAATTTTATTTTGATCTAGCCACATCTTTGTCATCTCACATTGGATGCAATTTGGTTTAGAATAAACTGTTAACATCAAAATCCTCCTTATCGACAGATAAACCTATCAAACTGTTGAAGCTAAAAATCGCCCTTTTCTTCTTGCCATCAGACGCACTTACATAATTAAATGTAATAAGGCTCGTAACATATGATTCTTGTTCTAAATTAGTCACGTTTTCAAATCTTAATGTTTTTCCATTTTCTAAATATAAAGTTAGTTCCATTTATTATTCCTCACCCTTTCCAAATTCTTCAATAGCATTTTTTACAAAATCTTCAGTTACAATT